TAAGAGGATAATGTATCAAAATATTTATTACGAAAGGCAAAAGAATTTGATTCATCTATGGGATGATAAAAGTGGATATCAAACTTTCCCATATCGAAAGTATGCATATAAACGAGATACACATGGTGAGTACCTTTCTATGTATGGTGATAAATTAACCAAAGTTGGTAAATGGGAAAAGGAAGATGCTGAAGATTTATTCGAATCAGATGTTCCCGAAACAACGAGAGTTTTGGTAGATATATACGATAACGATTTACCATCAAAAGGACATAGGGTTCTTACATTCGATATTGAGGTAGAAATGATATCAGGTCTACCAAACACAAAGGATGCAAAGAATGAAATTACGGCCATTGCTGCACACGATGGAGCAACAAAGTTATACGATGTATTTGTATTGGATAAGGAGAGAAAGGTAAAAAACAAAGCTAAAAACTTTAATAAAGATGGTAGAGAGGTTACTCTTCACATATTCGATAATGAAAGAAATCTATTACAGGCATTCCTTAATTATTATGAAGAAGTAAACCCAACAATTCTAACGGGTTGGAATATAGATTTCTTTGATATTCCCTATTTGTATAACCGATTAAAGAATGTATGTGGAGAAGGAAATGCTAAAAGATTATCACCAATAGGACAGGCATTCTGGTCACCATATAGAGAGAAGTTTAGTTTTGGTGGTGTATCTATTTTAGATTATATCAACCTATATAAAACATATACATATTCATTGGAAGCATCTTATACCTTAAATTATATTGCTACCAAAGAATTGGGTAGAGGTAAGATTGAGTATGAAGGAAGTTTGGATGATTTATTTGAAAATGATTTAGAAAAGTTTATTGAGTATAACATTGTCGATGTGGATTTAGTTGTATCGATGGATGAAAAACTTCAATTCATAGATTTATGTAAAGCCGTTTGTCACGCTGGATTTGTTCCATATGAAGATTACATCTATTCATCAAAGTGGTTAGAAGGAGCTTGTTTGGGATATCTTAAAAAGAAAGGATTAGTAGCAACCAATAAACCAAGAGATAGAAAAGAAAGAATGCAGGCTCTTAGAGATAACAACCAAGAGAAGTTTATTGGGGCATATGTAAAAGAACCCATCGTTGGAAAGTATGATTGGATATATGATTTGGATTTAACATCACTGTATCCATCAATCATTATGACTCTAAATATTAGTCCCGAAACGAAAGTTGGTAAGATTGAAAATTGGGATGCAGAAGCTAATATAAAAGGATTAGATACAACATATAAGTTAGTGGGTAAAGATGGTGGTACATACGAATATACGACTCAGGAGTTGAAGGAAGTTATCAAAGATAGTAATTTAGGTGTAGCGGCAAATGGGGTTCTATATACACAGGATAAGAAGGGTCTTATCGCTGATATTTTAAATGATTGGTTTGAAAAGCGTGTTGAGTTCAGAAAATTAGAAAAACAATATGGTGAAGCGGGTGATACGGAGAAATATGACTTTTATGCTAAAAGGCAGTTGGTTCAGAAGATTCTTCTTAATTCTATGTATGGTGTTCTTGGCCTTCCTGCCTTTCGGTTTTACGATATTGATAATGCAGAGGCAGTTACGGTTACGGGTCAAACTGTTATTAAGAAAACAGCGGAGATGGCAAATAGAAAATATTGGAAAGAATTAGGAACAACCGATGACTACAATGTTTATATTGATACGGATTCAATCTATATGATGGCAGAACCTTTGGTAAAACATAGATACCCAGATTATAAAACATTCGATGAAAAGAGAATGGCAGTTGAAGTGGATAATATTGCAACCGAAACACAAACATTCTTAAACTCATTCTATGATATGTTGGCTGAAAGATTCTTTTTTATTCCAAAAGAAAAACATAGGTTTGAAATTAAAAAGGAATTCATCAGTAAAGCAGGATTTTGGGTAGCAAAGAAGAGATATGCACAATGGATGGTATTGAAGAATGGTATCCCTTGCGATAAGTTAGATGTTAAAGGATTGGATGTAGTTCGTTCATCTTTCCCCAAAGCATTTCAGGACCAAATGAGTGGTATGTTGAAAGATATCTTAATGGGTAAGGATAATGAATACGTTGATAGAAAGTTATTAGCATTTAAAGCTAGTATGATTAATTTACCGGTTAATAAGATAGCAAAGGGTGGAGCAATCAAAGAGTTAAGTAAATATGATAATGGTACTTGGAGAAAAGATAGTGGGTTATCAATTGCATCTTTTGAAAAAGGAACTCCAGCGCACGTTAAAGCTGGAATTACTTATAATCGATTATTAAAGTTCTTTAATGCACCATTTAAGCACGAACCAATTAGAGATGGTGATAAGGTAAAATGGGTATATCTTAAAAATAATCCATTAGGGTTGGAGACTGTGGCTTTTAAGGATTATAATGACCCAAAGGAAATTATGGATTTCGTAGAACAATATATTGATAGAGATAAATTATATGCATCGGATATGGAAAATAAGGTTGATGACTTCTATACCGCACTTAAATGGCAAAAAGCTTCAACTGAAACCCTAACTGCGAAAAAGTTTTTCTCATTTTAATTTGGAACATTCAAAATATTTTCGTATATTTACACAATAACAATAAAAATAAAATTTAAAAATTAGATTATGAACAAACAAAATTTACAAAGATTCATCCAAAAGTATTCACTAGGTGGAGTTATCGAATCAGTAGCATGGAATGCAGAAGGAAACAAACTATCTGTACGTTTCATTTCAGATGATAAGACTATGTTGGGTGAAGTGGATTTTAATGGCTTTACATCAAAACCATTCAATGTTGGTATTTACACTACATCATTGTTAAAAAATTTATTAGGCATTTTAGATAATGATTTATCTTTAAATGTTGATATGGTTGGCGATAGAGCAACTGTATTGAAGTTAAATTCAGAAGAAACTGAAACTTCGTATCAATTGGCTGATTTGGGTGTAATTCCTGTTGTACCTGATTTGAAAGTATTACCTGAATTTGGTATCTCAATTGAAATGGCATCTACTATGATTGATAAGTTTATCAAAGCAAAGGGTGCATTATCAGATATCGATACATTCACTGTATTTACTGAAGGTGGTGATTTGAAAATGGCAATCGGTTATTCAACTATTTCCACAAATAGAGTAACGTTCACTTGCCAAAAAGGTTACGCTGGTGAAGTTAAACCAATCTCTTTCTCCGCTAAGTATCTTAAAGAAATCTTAACGGCTAATAAAGAAGCAACATCTGCTAAACTAAACGTATCAGTAGATGGATTAGCACACGTTGAATTTATCATAGATGAATTCGTATGTAAATATTATTTAGTAGAAATCTCAAATTAATAAAAATGGCAGAACAATTAGATTTATTTCCACAAGAGGAATTACAACAACAAGATGCAGGTAGTATTGGAGTACCTGAAGCAAACCCAATTGCAGATGCAGAATGGTGTTTTCAATTTTTTAACAATGAGCCGGTAGTATTTGCATTCTCAAATGAAGGCGAAACTGCTGCACCATTACAAATGAAAATTGAACCAGTTGAAGGACAGGGGTTAAATTTCCAACAAGATGGAATGATATTTAAAATCTTTCCGAGACCAATTTCTGAAGAAACAAAATTAGAAAGAAAAAAAGAAAATGAAAGTAAAGATTAAAAAATTACATTCCGATGCCGTTATCCCCACCTATGCAAAAAGTGGGGATGCCGGTATGGATTTAGTAGCAACATCAATTAAGTTTGATGGTACGCAAGTTACATACGGAACAGGATTAGCAATGGAAATACCAGAAGGATTTGTAGGATTAGCATTTCCTCGTTCATCTATCCGTAAAACCGATTTATCATTGAGTAATTCAGTAGGTGTGATTGATAGTGGTTATAGAGGTGAAATACAAGCAACTTTTAATCAAAAATCTTTATCTAAAGATGGCCAAATTTTATATGGAGTTGGTGATAGAATTATGCAAATTATGATTATCCCACATCCAACAATTGAATTTGAAGAAGTAAATGAATTAAATAACACCGAAAGAGGCCAAGGCGGATTCGGTTCAACAGGAAAATAATACAATATGAGCTTTTTCGCAAACGATATTAATAAAAGAGAGCATAGCTTATGGGTGGAAAAATACCGCCCACAAACTCTTGCTGACTATGTTGGTAATGAAACCATCAAAGAAACAATTCAACAATATTTGGATAACAACGATATCCCTCACTTACTACTTTATGGTAAAGCGGGTACGGGTAAAACCACATTGGCTAAACTAATCGTAAACACAATCAAATGTGACTTTATGATTATCAACGCATCGGATGAGAATAACGTTGATACAGTTCGTAACAAAGTAAAAGGATTCGCATCATCGGTAGGATTCTCTGGATTCAAAGTAATCATCTTAGATGAGTTTGATTATATGACTCCAAACGCACAAGCAATCCTTCGTAACTTAATGGAAACATTCAGTAAGCATTGCCGTTTTATTTTGACGTGTAATTACATTGAGAAAATCATAGACCCGATTCAGAGTAGATGTCAATCTTTCGCAATCACACCTCCGACTAAAAAGGATGTGGCAATTCAGGTAGCAAAAATATTAGATTCTGAAAAGATTACATATGATATTAAGAATGTAGCTGATATCGTAAGTTCATATTATCCAGATATTCGTAGAATCCTAAATACTTGCCAACTACAATCGGCAAAAGGAGAATTAAAAGTAGACCATGCAATTATGGTTGAATCCAATTTTCAAACTAAGTTAATTGAACTACTTAAATCATCAAATGATAAACGAAATTTGTTCATAAACATTAGACAAGCAGTAGCTGATAATAGATTAAATGATTATTCAGAAATGTATTCTATGTTATATGATAAGGTAGATGATTACGCTGCTGGAAATACAGCAAATGTGATACTTACCATAGCAGATGGGTTATCAAAAGATGCTTTAGTAGTAGATAAAGAGATAGTGTTTATGAGCACAATTATTCAAATTTTAAATATTATAAAATGATAAACGAACAATTTCAACAACCGCAGATTGATTTAAAAGATACACGAGATGTACCATGCGAATGTGGTAATTTAATCTTTATGCCGGGTTATAGATTCCGTAAGGCTTCTAAATTATTAACAGGTGGTGAAAAAGATACTGTTATGCCATTCGAAGTATTCTTATGTACAAATTGTGGTAAACCATTACAAGAGTTTTTACCCGATGAATTGAAAACTCCAAAAGAAGAAAAATAATGGCAGTTAAAAAGTTATTCGACCATCTTAATGCAATTACGGCGGAGCAAGACCCAAACTATTTCGATAAATTATCGGAAGAGGATTTAAAATCGTGGAGTAACTTTATGATTAATCGATTCCTTTCTATGAAGCCGGAATGGGTTGAACTAATTGCATCCCTATTACCCTTAACGCAAACTCTTCAACCAAAGGAGATGTACAAATTATATATTGGCGTTTTACCAAAAGGTAAGCAATATTTAAAATATACTAAAGGCAAATCCGAAGATAAGTATGAGGAGTTTTTAGTTGAATTGATTAAGAAAGATTATTCGGTGCCAGAATCACAGGCATTAGAATATATAGATATCCTTTACTCAACTAGAGAAGGTAGAGAGAATATAAAATATATTTGTGAAATGTATGGCGTAGAGAAAAAACAAATTACGAAACTTAAATTAAAGATATAATTCTTTGGTTTATTGAAATAAAATTCGTATATTTGTTATATGGCTAGAGTATCATTTTCACAATATAGTATGTGGAGTAATTGTCCACAACAATATAAACTATCTTATATAGATGGTTTATCCACATCAAAATCCAATATACATTCTGTATTTGGTTCAGCAATGCACGAAACATTGCAAGAGTATTTAAGTAGATGCCTTCGTATCTCCAAATCACAAGCTGATAAGGGGATGAATACGAAGGCTTTTCTTAAAGAAAAGATGAGAGAATTTTTTATCAAAGAATCCAACGAAGGAAAAGACCCTATATGTTCTAAAGAAGAATTAGTAGAGTTCTTAGAAGATGGATATCTAATTTTAGATTACTTTCAGAAATCAAAAAACTTCAATAACTTCTTTTCTTTACAAGATGATGAATTAGTTGCTATTGAGCAAGTTATTAATACTAAGATAGGTGAACACGTTAACTTCTTAGGATTTATAGATTTCATTGTTAGAAGTAAAACAACTGGCAGATATCGTATTACCGATTTCAAAACATCTACTAAAGGTTGGAGCAAATACCAAAAATCAGACCCGGTTAAAAATACTCAAATACTTTTATATAAGAAATTTTATGCAGAGTTATTAAGTATTTCGCCTGATATCATTGATGTGGAATTTATGATTCTAAAACGTAAGGTATCAGAAAATGCAGATTATCATATTCCACGTATTAGTAGACACGTACCTGCTAGTGGCAAATCATCTATGAATAAAGCATGGAAAGGATTTACTGAATTTGTAGGTAACGTATTTAATGAAGATGGTTCATATAGAACTGATATAGGGTTTTTCAAAAAGCCATCAAAACTATGTAGTTGGTGTGAGTTTTTAGGAACACATTGTGATGGAAAATAATTTTTCGTATATATATGTATATACAAATATTATCAACTATGGCAGATTTAAAATTAACAACTGTTAAGGTTATAAAAAGGTTATATGATGAGGACTTTAAGATTATCACAATACATGGTGGTATCAATTTTCAAAAACTCGTTAATAGAACCTTAGACCTTTACACAAAAAACGAACAATTTAGAAAACAATTAAATGAATACACTATTTTACAAATAAGTGGTTCACAATTTTAAGAAACAAAATAAGTTATGGCAAAAAAGAAGATTCTGTTACTTTCGGATGACCTTAGAATGACGAGTGGTATAGCTAATGTATCTAAACAATTAGTATTAGGTACATTAGATAAGTACGATTGGGTTCAATTAGGTGCAGCAATTAAACATCCCGAAGCAGGGAAAATTTTAGATTTAAACGATAGTGTTAGAGAACAAACAGGTGTAAAAGATGCATTAGTTAAAATCTATCCATTTGATGGTTATGGTAATGCTGATATTATCCGTCAGTTATTAATGGTTGAAAAACCCGATGCAATTCTACACTTTACCGACCCGAGATATTGGTTATGGTTATATGAGATTGAGCATGAAATTCGCCAATCAGTTCCTCTTTTCTTCTATCACATTTGGGATGATTTACCAGACCCAAAATATAATAGAAATTACTACGAAAGTTGTGATTGGATTGGATGTATTTCAAAACAAACATATGGTATCACCAAACGAGTTTGGAGTTGGGATAAAGAAAAACATTGGACACCTCCAGCCGATTGGCAAGTGAGTTATGTACCACATGGTATTAATTCTGATTTATATAAACCAGTAGAAGTTCCAAAAGAATTTAAACAATCCATTTTTGGTGATAAAGAATATGAATTTGTTCTATATTGGAATAATAGAAATATTCGTAGAAAACAACCAATGGATGCTATGTTGGCATTTGATAAATTCAGAGAGGCGTTACCTGAAGATAAACGAGATAAGATTTGTATGTTAATGCATACGGCGCCGGTCGAAGAGCATGGTACGGATTTACCTACATTTATAGAACATTGTATTCCAGAAGCAAATATTATATTTGCACCCAACAAATATACGGAGCAAGAATTAAACTATCTATATAATATAGCTGATGTAACAATCAATGTAGCATCAAACGAAGGATTTGGATTAGCAACTGCAGAATCGGTAATGGCAGGTACACCAATTATACTAAATGTATCAGGTGGTATGCAAGACCAATGTGGATTTAGAGATAAAGGTACGGGTAAATTATTAACTGCAGAAGATTATGTAGAGATTGGTTCATTACATGATAGACATAAAAAAGCAGGTGTAGTTTGGGGAGATTGGGTTAAACCAATTTGGCCGGTTCGTTCAACAACAGGTTCAGTTCCTACTCCATATATTTTTGATGATAGACTTGATTTTGAAGATATTGCTCCTTTAATTATGGATTGGTATATGATAGGCAGAGAGGAGAGAAAAGCAGCAGGATTAAAAGGTAGAAAACATTTCATAGGAGAAGGAAAATTGAGTAAGGAAGCAATGTGTGATTCATTAGTTGAAGGTATGGAAGGAGCATTTGCAAATTGGAAACCAAAACAAAAATTTAAGTTAATAGAGTTATAATATGAAACCAACATTAGTATTTCAAGCACCGGTAGCAACAAGAAGTGGATATGGTGACCACGCTAGAGATTTATTACATTCTCTATATAAATTAGATAAATTTGAAATCAAAGTTATTAGTACTCGTTGGGGACAAACTCCAATGGATGCTCTTAATTATGATAAACCATTTCATAAATGGGTAGTAGATAATATCATACCAAACATTCAACAAAAGCCAGATATTTATATTCAGGTTACTGTACCAAACGAATTCCAACCATTGGGTAACTATAACATTGGAATTACTGCGGCAATCGAAACAACACATTCACCATTAGATTGGATACATGGTTGTAATAGAATGGATTTAATCATAGTTCCATCAGAACATTCTAAAAAGAGTTTAGTAGATACGGTTTATAATGAAGCTGATAAAACAACCGGCCAATTAATAGTACAACATAGGATTCAAAAACCAGTTGAGATTCTTTTTGAAGGATTTGATGAATTTGATTTCGGAACTGAAGAAGTTGCACATATTACTGAATTGGATGCAATCAAAGAAGATTTTGCGTTCTTATTTGTAGGACATTGGTTAAGAGGTGATTTAGGCGAAGATAGAAAGAATGTGGGGATGATGATTAAGACATTCGCAATGGCATTCAAAAACGAAAAAGTAAAGCCAGCATTAGTTCTTAAAACATCATCGGCAGGTTTTAGTGTAATAGATAGGGAAACTACTATTAAAAAAATTAGAGAAGTATTAGGAAAAGACTATAAATCAGTTCCAGTTTATCTTTTACATGGCGATTTAACCCCATCGGAAATGAATGGATTATATGAACATAAAAAAGTAAAAGCAATGTTGAATTTTACAAAGGGTGAAGGATTTGGTAGACCTCTATTGGAATTCAGTTTGACGGGTAAGCCTGTAATTGTATCTAATTGGAGTGGACATATTGATTTCTTAAAGAAAGGTGCAGTATTATTGGAGGGAGAGTTAAAAGAAGTACACGAATCAGCTGCAGACCAATTCTTATTAAGAGAGGCAAAATGGTTTAATATAAATGTTTCAAAAGCATTACCAATCATTAAGGATGTTTACAAGAATTACGATAAGTATAAATCCGAATCAGCTAAGTTGGGTAAGCATAATTTAGCAACATTTAGTTTAGCAAAAATGACAGAAGGATTTGATGGTATTCTAAATCAATATGGTATTTATACTAAGATACAACCAAAGTTTCAACAACTTCAATTACCCAAATTAAAATCATTAAATAAATAATATGAATTACAATCCTATATATCGTAAATCAATTGATGATAAAAATGCAATAAGTGCCAATAAAATGGCTAGAGGTAAGTTTTATTTAATAAAAGAATACGTTTATGTGGATGGTATAAAAGGTAGATTTACAGAAACAACTGCTCCTATAATATTTACACTATTTGTATCGCAACCAAAGGATATAATACATTGTGTAAAAGTATCAAATGTTAATCCAAACTTAATTAAGAAATTCTTCGGTAAATTCGTAAATGAAGATACTGAAAAACTACAAATGAGAGGTGGAGCAAAAAAAATATATGAGCAAATTGTTTCAAAAGTTCCTATAATTACAAATGATGCATATAGGACTTACAAAATAAGTGGAGTAACCAAAGTTATAGAGTTAACTATGGATGTAAATGAGATAACTCCAAAGAATATGAATGTTACAGGCATAGATAAAAAGTCACAATTAAAAGGTAGATAAAAATGACATCAAAAGAATTCGTCCTTTGGTTAAAAGGATTTACAGAGGGAGTACATGAGTTTAATATTACTCCAAAACAATGGGATTTATTAAAAGATAAATTGGCAGAGGTTAAGGATGAAGAACCAATAGGATTTCCATTCGGAGTTCCGAATACCGCACCAATACAAACATTACCATTTATCCAACCATACAACCCACATAACCCATATACAATAAATTGTGGTAGTGGTTCATCTGGAACAATAACAACAACACCGGGTGGTGGTTCTATAACATACGCAACACCACAATTTATAACATCAACTACAACAGGAACTGCATATGGGTATCCGAGTGGTTCTAATTGGAGTTATACAAATAGTACATACAATCCACCATACACAACAGGTGGAGAAGCAGACGATACTAAGAAAGAACCTCATAACGAAGATTAATGAAAAAAGTATTAGTTACAGGAGGAGCAGGATTTGTAGGTTATGCACTTACATTAGAATTGCTTAAAAGAGGATATCAAGTCGATGTAATTGATAATCTTTCAATTGGAGCTGAAGCAAAAATATCACCATTTGTAAATTTTTTAGGTGGAGATATTAGAAGTATGGATAATATCAAAAATACCCCATATGATTATATATTTCATTTGGCAGCATTAAGTAGAATACAACCATCGTTTCAAAATCCAACATTAACATTTTCAGTAAATGTAGATGGTACAAAGCAAGTTACCGAATATGCGTATCATAATAAATCTAAATTAATATACGCAGGTTCATCATCCCGCCATCATAATCCAATGTTATCGCCATACGCACTAACAAAGCATATGGGAGAAGAGTGGATAAAGATGTTTAAGGGGGTATATGGTTTGAATGCAGAGATATCCCGTTTTTATAATGTATATGGTCCAGGTGAGTTGGTAGATAGTAATATGGCAGCTGTTATTGGTATATGGAGAAATGCTATATCAAAGGAAGAACCAATCCTAATACATGGTGATGGTGAACAAAGAAGAGATTTTACACATATAGATGATAT